GGGGCGTACCCTGCAATTATTTATATAGACTTTACAAAGAAAATAATAATTAAACTATATAATATAAACTTTATTTGCCGACTTTTCTTGGGGTAATCACTTGGCGGCTTCAAGTGACCTATTAATTAATTAAAATAAGATTAACTGGAAAATATATATTTATAGCTTGATGCTTGTTTTTAGTGATAGTAGTACACGTCTTCATCGGGATCACGTGGTGCTAGTAATTCAGTTACTAAGTAAAGCACATTGTGGGAATTAATATTTTCTAAGATTCCATTATTAGGGGGTATATCTGCTAAAGTAATATCTAAATTAAAAGCGGGCATAATATGCTTAGATGTACATGGTTTTAAAGCATCCATATCATCACGATAGAATTTTCTTTTTATGATATGGATTGGAAAATGATACTTGTGATGCAACCTCTTTTCTTTTATTTGTTGCTCATTTTGATTATCTGAATGTGGTATCCACATAGCAAGCAGTGGAAAGTCTCCTGCTAAATTATAGTAAGCATACCTTCTATCTCTAACTTTACAGGTTAAGTAATAATTAAATAATGATTTGTGATGTCTTTTGAAGTAATTCATAATAGCTTTATTTTTAGCTGAGTAACTATATTCTAATCATCATCATGATCATCATCATCATCAAATGATAATGGAACGTCGTTTAAGTAGATAACTCCATCTTGTTTAGAAGATTTGAATTTCATTATGTAATTCCATCCCATTTCAGCATAATAAATTTTAAGACCACTTAATTGATTAATTTCTTCTGTCTTAACATTATATATCATAACATTATTTTCTGAATCAGTACGAATATCAGCAAGATTTATGTCATAATTTCCTCTCCTAGCTATAAAGAACACTAATTCATTAGTTTGGTCATTTGTAGCATAAACAACAGAATTTCCTTGGGCTACTTGGACAGTGTTTGGTTGTTGTGCAGAGGCCTGAGCCCTCTCTGAAAAGGATAATCGATATTGTACTGGTAATGGATTAGATTCAATTTCAATATCATTTATCCAATTCTGAAAAACCCAAACACGATCATCTTCATTTAGTGGAATAGGGTCTCCATTATAAGAGGCAACAGGAGCTCCAAGTTCACTCCAATCAATTTGTAATTGGGCAAATAATGGCACTTTTACTCTAAAGAAATTTTCTGTGTTGCCTACACGCTTTGTAATTGTTGTAGATTTACAGAGTAATGCAGTTGTATTCATTTTGTATTCCACATCGCCAAAATTGATTAATGCCGGAGTTCTGAAGGTTGAGTTATTACCAATGGGATTCTTAAAAATATATTGGTAAGTGACATAGAACATACCGGGTGGATCAAGTTTACCGTCAAATGACCCAGTACATACTGCCACATAGAAAAATGGATTTGAATCCTCATTAAGTTCTCCAGCTACATTAAATAATTTGTTGTTCATGAAGCCCTTAACTTTGACTCGCCCTGTGGCTGGCTTGAAAAATTGAGTATTTATTGCACCAGGGGTTCTCGTCAAAGTTTGCTCGAATCCATCATCATTGATAGCAGTGTTCCAAATTGTACCTGCAAATATAGTGCCAGACCTTGAAGTATCAACTATGGGTATATAATGAACATGAAACTTCATAGGTCTAAATTGTTGATAAGCTACAGCCATTGAAGCTATTCCAGTTCCTTGCCAATATGCAGGATTAGCGGGTATTACAGTTAGAACATTCCTCATTTCTTGTTCTAACTTAGTATCGGGTAACTTGTATACTAAATCCCTGCCACTAACTATCATGGTATCTTGAGTAGTTTTAGTAATTCTAAAATATTTATTTCTATAATTCTTTATATATGCATTAGGAATATTTTTATGGATTCGATTAACCTGTCGTTTAAGCTTTTTGATTTGCTTTGTATTCCTTTTGTTTTTACGGGTCTGATTTTTCAGTGTTTGCTTTATTCTTCTATTATTTCTCTTGATATTCTTAGCTTTATTCATAATAAATATAGTTTTATTTTTAGCGCCATTAAGATTACTGGAGTTCATTTAGTATAATATTTGGATCAAATTCTGCATTTACAGCTTTATTTATATAGGATAACTGTTCAGGTGTATATGATACTTTATTAACTGCTTCTATTGCTTTCATAGTTTGCCAATATGAACCTTTTATTTTATGTATCACTTTTCTATACTGTATATCATTTAATAGTATATCATTTATATCTTCTGCTGGTAATGTTGATCTTGAATCAGGATTTTCAATTCTCTTTTCCATTAAATTCTGTTCCTTAATTAACATTTTCTTTGTATAAGCTTGACGTATTTTATTAGCTTCGCTTACATATCGTTGTGCTATTCTATCAAATAATTCTATGCCCTTATAAGAACTTGTTAATGCTATGGCTTGATCTATTAAGTAAATAACTAACTGTGGTAATGTCATTATTTTTGTTTTTCGTGCATATTTAGCTAAAGTAATGAACTTCTTAGGATCTCTAGTTAATACAACATGACCATATTTATCACATATCCAAGATCGTAGGGAACAAAAAGTGAATGTAGATTGATCTCCAAAATGTAAGAACTTGCATACTTGACCTAATCCGAAACATCTATCATCTACCACAGATGGGTCTTGACTAGCTTTCAAGAAATATTTATAATAAGAATCTTCAATAAACTGATTGAGTATATATGGTTTATACATCACTGTGAAATCATCGCCTTTAGAAAATAACTCATAGTCTAGATGCAACTTTAGACCAGCTTTGTAATTAACATAATGGTTATAGAGAGCCATGCGTGCTGTGTTGCATAATGTAGTATCACAGTCACCAGAGAATACTGTTCCTAGTATTGAATATTGCATCATTGTTTTCAATTTTTTATTCACATCTCGATATTTTATCAACATAGTTTTGTAAACTGATTGTGATATCTTTTCGAATAATTTCTTAGGAACATGGTAAATTGAATGCATAACTAATCTATATATGTACCTATCAACTTCTTTCAGTAGTACATCCTGTGTGTTATCAAAGGCTGACCCATCTCCTTCAACTACCTTAGTAAAGCCTTGATCTATATATTCATTAATAACATCTGCCATTTCATTAAGATTTTTACCCCCACAATATCCTGGAAACTTTTCTGCAAAAATTTCTTCTAGATGCCATGTAATTGGACCCATTACATATTTTATTAGATCTGGTATGGAACATACCATGCGTGGTTTTCCATCTAATTCTTCGAGCTCAATTTTACAAATACCTGTATACTGCATTTTAAGAAAATCTTTTTCTTCTCTAGTTAATAGACCCGTTTCTTCTTTTTCAAGTAATTTTCTAATAGTATCCATTCGTTGTTGCTTGTCTTTTGTTAAATGATTATACCACGAATTATAAGAATATCCAAAATGCTTAAGTTCCTCTCCTATATATTTATCTATAAAGGATTTAGAAAATTTAATAAAATCATCTGCTACTTCAGGATCAGGTGTTGGAGCTGATTTGAGTTGACGTTTTGCTGCTGCAAATATGGTATGCTTACAATTGCCATAGCACATAATATCATCTTGTTTAGCACAATTTTTCCCCAGTATCTTTTCAAACATAGTTTTCTTTAAACACTGCCCTTGTTTACAAAAACAATGTATATTCTTTACTTTTATATTATTGATAGTATGATTAATGTTTCTTGGATTTTCTTTTATCTCAGTATTATAGAATTCCTTATTTAATTCTTTGCTTAGTTCAAGTAACTCAGTATCATGTATGTGCAATACACATTTTGGATATTGGCCTTTACGTAGATAATTAAGTATGAATTTAGGTATATATTTTCGGTTTAACTTTATATTGCGGTAGCCAGTCATTGAAGGTGGTGCTGCATGTTTTTCAAGATTTTCTGAATAGTATGTACCATCATAGAACATTCGATGGTATGTTTTCATCTTAATGGCGCTATTTAAAAATCCAAGTCATTACTTGGTTTTGCTTCATCATTTAATGGTGTTTTGATACACCGTAGTAGATATTCCCATATTTGCCGATTATTCCATGCCTCAGTTAAATTTTTAGCTGATAATTTATAATTATCGCTCTTAAAATCTTTAATTATAGCTGAATTTAAAGTATTCATTAATACATCAATATTTATTTCTGTTTTAGAAGCTTCTGCTATAGCTGCAGTTATCAGTGGTAACACGAATCCAATTATAGATTTGTTTGGAAATTCCCTATTAATATATCCAACCAATGCTCTCACAAACTTCTTATCAAATGAATCTGATAATATTATTTTAGCTACTATCTTGTTGAAAACACCATCTGGGACTACTTCAACCTCATCATTACTTAATTGCTTTGGTATATTTGCATAGAGTTGAGTATAATAATTGAATATCCTACCTACTTTCTTCTTGGTATATAAGATTCGAGAATCTTTTATTAAAACATTAGTTTCTTGGGCACCAGGTACTCTTATAGGAACAGCATAGTTAATTGCTGTGGATATATCTACGGCTATTTTAATAGAAGTATATTTATTAAGTAAATCAATAGTTCTTTTTATTTTATCTTTATCCACATCTCGGAAATCATGGTATACATCATCCATCATATATATATCTTTCAAAGTAGCATGTTCCTGTGGTGTTAGCATATTAACACTCTTTACACCCAAGAAATCATGTAGACTGGGATTTTGTACCTTGACTATTTTGTATCTTATATAATCTACCCCACCTAGATCATATCTATCTGTTACTATTAGCTTCAATATAAAATTTGAGTAATGGTCAGGATCTTCACATTTTAATATATTAATCCTATCTTGAGTATTTTTAAGCATTTGAAGGCCATGTTTATACACGTGGTCGTTACCATTCACTTCCATATACATAGTAAAATCATTAAGATTACTAACAGTAGTATCTCCTTTTACATTTTCGATTCGAGTAACAACTTCTTCAAAATGGGTCTGATGCTTATCTTTTATCAATGGTGTGTATTGCAATCTAACACTACCTTGAATCTTTCCTCCGATAACAATATCATGAGGCTTTAAATCTAAATTCTTAGGGACATGGCATGTTCCAATAACTATAGTACCTGGATTTAATTCATTGGCCATGAGGTACATATCATCATTACTTATATAATACTGAACATCAGTTAAATTTATTAAGCAATTTTTCCTATTAAATTTTGGATATTCTGCTGTTATTCTTTCATTGGCTTGTATTTCTTGATTTAATAGAACGGCATCATTAGAATTATCTAGATCAACCACAGGGGGTGGGGCAAAGAATTCTTGCAATGTATTTTCTTGATATAAAACATGGTTTAGATAGATTGGTTGGACTTGATTTATTTTATCTTGCAACATATGTAATAATGGATCAGTCATGAGGCGTAATTGTTCTAAATTATATCTTATACTATTCATCATTTCCATTAATTGATTATTCATTGATTGTGTGTGGTCCGTATAGTTAATATCTTCTTCATAATTTTGTTGTTCTCGGTATTGGATTAGGTCATCTAATGAATCTATTAATTGATTATAAGCTTCAACCTCTTCACCCTGTGGTTGTTGTACTCCATTATTTATAGCAAAATTAATTACTTCTTCATCATCAACGTTGTCCCTATCATTAGGACGTGGTATTGGATGTCCAAGCCTTTTCTTTTGAAATGATAATTTCTCTAATTTTAAGCTTTTAATAGATTTATATTTTTCTAACTTTTCTTTGAATTCTCTTGTATTCTGATTATAAGTATCAAAATCATCTTCACTATTCTTTTTAAATATTTCATTCAAAGGGTCCTTATATTTCTTAGTATAAAATTCATCAATAGATAGAGCTTCTTTATTTTTAAATTCTTGTAGTAACATAAATTGGGCAGTGAGATCATTTCTCAAATTTACCATTGCCTCGTATTCTTGGTCATTTAATTCATCTATCATTTTATTATACGCATCTATTTCAGATTTTACTCGTTCATTTCTATCGTAGTCAGCACCTTCTATTACTGGGGTTAATATTAATGGTTGTAGACCGGACCACATTATTCTAGTAGCATTTATATCTATTATAGTTTTATTAGTTTCCAGGATATTATTATCATTTTTAGTAATTAATGTATTCTCGGTTATATTAGTATTTTCGGCAATGGCACGGATGTAATGACATCCTTGGTGCTGATTTGTAGTTCTCGCCACATCAAGCTGAGGTAGGCTTTTAGTATTGTTATCTTTCTTTTCTTTATTTATTTTATTATATTCATCAATACTAATAGCCTTAATTCCAGTTAAATCTTTTAAGGGTGTGATTAATTCTTGTTCTTGAATTGGGACTAGGTAATTGTATTTATTCAAATATTTCTTTATTTTAGTATTAATATTTGTTACTGATATGTGGTTCTTGAGTATAGCCTCAGCCTGTCTTATTAAATTAGTTGTCTTACTGACAACTTCAAAATGATTATTGTTTATATTATAAGTTGAATTACTAGCAATATTAATGTCTAT